GGGTAGACGTGTTATTAAAAACCTTATGAAACCCCGGCGGCGGCGTGTCGTCGATCTGGTCAATGTTGCCATTGCTATAAACCAGTACAACATTATCAGGACATGGCCAGAGACCTTGTTCTAGTCTCTCAATCCCTACCATGCGCACAATTGAATTGCGTTTAGTCCAGAGCGCGAAAGTAGTTTCCGGATACCATTCTGCGATCTGGTAAAGGTTTTTTAGGTGTTGTACATCATGCAGTTCACCATGACCAGAAAAACGGGCAATGCGCACCGGCGGCAATGTTTCAATATCCCGGGCCTGTACTGGTCCAGATGTTAGGACATCGCCATTTTCCCGGAAACGGGCATCGCAATTTTTCCGGTATCCCTTGAGGGCCTTTACGCTGTAACAATGAGAACAGATACTTTCTTTTTTGCTCTCATGCATACCAACGCAAAATGAGTTATTCAGGGGCGAAGTGTTCAAAGCCGGGATATCTTTCATTTTCCCCGACATGGCGGACCATTTCGCAATGGGCCGACTTGTTGCTATTAAGTTGTTTTCCATCTTTTTTTCCTTTCGGTTAGTTGGAATGCTCATTATATAAGACTTTTATGTGCAAATACTACTTATTACAGGGGCCGCGGCGGGCATAAATTACAGGCAAAAAAAGGCCCGCCAGAGCGGGCCAAAAAAGGAATCGTAAGCGATCAGGCGGCTTCTGCGATCCGGGTCCAATCTTGAGGGTTTAAGGTCAGGAGCTCGCCGCCTAATTTTTCCCAAGCCGGTTTTTCATCCGGATCTTTTTTGTGCGCGACTGCAGTTAAAGCATTAACCATTGTGGCGCGAGTCACGCCGCCGCCGCGGTTATAGCCTGATTGCTGTAACGTCTGCATGAGCCCGTCCATAATCAAATCAGTATCAGCTTTTCCTATAACTGTTTTGAATTGTTTCTGGATCTGGTCCACTGCCGCCGATGCGCTATTTACTGGTTGCTCATGCGCCTCCGCCATTGCCGTCAGGACCTGATCGAAACTTTCCGACGATGCATAACTGGTGACAGTATCGCGAAGCTTGAGCGACAACGCATGGTTGTCCGCATCCTTTGCTTCACCAGAAAGAATTTCCCACGTGTCGGTATCGGCCCGCGCACTGGTCAGGTGAGCACTGCGCGAACTATTGCCGGTCTGCATTCCGTTTAAACACGCCAGAGTCCAGATCAATTGCGCAACCTGAACACTGCCGCAACCGGTTTCGCTATTGCTAAGGCGCAAACCAAGGGCCATCACGTCACCCACTGCAGGTTCGCCGGTAATTACCTCCGATTTCATTTGGATATACATGGCCCGCTCGGTAATGTCGCCGCGCACCAATTTCCAACGGGCATCGTCTTCGATCAGGGTTGGAAGCGTGGCCATCAGCATATCGCTATGATCAAACGTCTTATATCGATCAGAGAGCACCGCCCGGCAAACCAGTGAACCATCGTCCTGCTCTCGCGTGCGCAATAGTTTATTGCGATTGTGATTTTCTAACTGGGCGCGAACCAATGCATGGTACTGGTCCGGCGTGGTATTGCGAAGGCGGCGGCCAGTCCTGACATCAATGTTCAGGCCCTGATTGATCTGATCGAATGCCAGATCATTAGTCTGCAGGGTCTGCGTTGGTACGCCGCGGTCCTGCTCGATTATGATCTGGGTATGATTATGATCGCCCTGTATATCCATCGCACCGGAATGCCAGATGTAATCCTGATTACGGGCAGACTGATCCTTTACCTGAATTAAGAGATCTTCCAGAGTAGTTGCAGTTGTATAATTTGACATAATAATTTTCCTTTTTTAAAAGTTAGTTTTTAACTGGTCTTTTTGCCAGTGAGGGAATGGTCTCATACTTTTTGTGTATATGTAAACCCCCCAAAAAAAGGCCCGCCGGAGCGGGCCAATTTTCAGATTGCGGGAAAATGCATAGTCCTATTTGTTTTGACCAATTTTTGCCCGTCAAACTTGTACAGGCTTAATGTCATGAGATCAGGGCACAGTAGTCTGGATCCCTTGTACACCCAGTAATCCATTTCTGGGGCATCCTTTTTGAAAAAACGATATGCATCCTTTAATCGTTTCACTTTGAGAAAAATTTCGGTTGATCCTTTGCTGATCAAGTACATTATCTTGCCCTCTTTTTGGGTGATGGGGTGACCTCTAGAAAGGTCCTGTATCCGCCTGTAATTACTCCGCCGTTTTTATCCTGATAAAACACGCCAACGGTCCTGTATTCAGGCTGACTATCTACTGGTTTTCTATTTTTTGCTTTTTGCATTTTCTTTTTCCTTTTCCCTTCGCTTCCTGCGCCTTTCGATATTCCATAGCACAATTGAGTCGTAAATCCATAGAATAAACATTCAGGGCCCTCATAATTCAGGTGGGGTCAGGGCCAATAGGGAAAGGATCTCGATTCCCTGATCGGTAATAGGGTACGGCTTTCCAAAAAGCTTCGCGTCCAGACTGTACCGCCATACGAAATGTGAAGGGATATGCACATCACTGTATCCTTCAGGGCAAAACGCCTTCAGGAATCGAGTCACTGAATTTACCCATCCTTGCGGCAGGGCAAAATCAATTTCAGAATCATCCCCGTCGAGCATTTCCTTCAGGACCTCCTCCTTTGGGGTGAGCATATTGGTTGGTTTTATAAACGAGATAAATTTTACTTGCGTTTCATTAGCGTTCATTTAGACGCTCCTATTTTTGTAAATGGAAACGCAATAGTATGGGATTCCTATGTGGATATCAACTTAAAAAGTTCAGGCCAATCAAAAGGCTTATTGGTCAGTAATAGCGGCGGCACAGATAGCCCGTGATCATGCACTTCCAATACCTGATCTGCCGAATACAGGTAGATTGATTCCCCGTCAGATCTGGTGACGTGTATCACCAGAAAAGCCGGGGCATTTTGATGGGTGGAAAAAAAGCTTAATTGATGGGGCGATAAACGGACCCGGTTGGTACAGGTGGTTTTTAGCTCTGCCAGTACAAACTTGTCACCAGTGCAGAACAGGACATCTGGAATGCCCGGGACCGCCCACGTCTCAATTCGATTCGCTGTCCAATTCGGCAACGTCTTCTTCTGAGCTTGCCTGATCTGTTTCCAGAAGGAGCTTTCCTTCTTTTTCTGCGGTTTGGTCGTCGTCTTCGATGACAATTGCCACGGAATCAATTGGCTCATTCAAATGCTCCTTCAGTTCCTTGAGGGCTCGCATGACTTCTTCCTTGCTCATGCTTTCAATTGTGCCGTGCCTGATTTCAGACTTATTGACATAGATATCTCCCTGAGCTTGCCCGCGGCGGTACTCCGCCTGAACAGCGGCAGAATATGCCCCGTTGCTTAAAGCTTCATCTCGAATGATCTGCAGATCTCGGAGGTGACGGCCATAATCTACGCCGTACTTGGAATCCAGTTCTGCACGATACTCTCTAATCGCTTTGCAGACATGAGGGGATATCTTGGGATTGGTGAGCTCGTAGGCTCTCTGGTAGGCAGAGGATTTACTGTAGCCTGCGGCAATCGCCGCTTCCTCTTTGGTGATTTGACCGTCCTTTGAAACAAGCTCTTTCACAAAAAGTTCCTGCTTCCGGGTCAATTTGTTTTGCTCTCTTTCCTTGAGCGTTTTTTTAGGCCGCCCTACGGGCCGCTGATCGCTTGGGATAATATATCTGTCCATGTGTACCTCCAAGCCGGACTTTATCAAATTCCCTATATATATTCATATTCAAAAATAAAAAAAAAAAAAAAAACTTTCTGACCCCCCTTAACGTGTTTTGATTCACTGTATAAACCGTGTATACCTGTATACCTTTTCGCACTACTCCCGTAACCGCCTCAAAGCACCGCGGTCCGCGGGCTCCGAGCCATCAGGTTACACCGATACACCGGTTACGGCACTTTTTTTCATTTTTATTTTTTTTTATTTCTTGAAAATAGTTATATATATAACGAAAAAACCCCGCCGAAGCGGGGTTCAAGTTTCATTCCTCTACAACCTCTTTTGGCATTCCGCAAACGTAAATTTCGACGTGCGTTTTTCTCCGCCAAGGGTTGTTGGTTTTTCGATCTGGCATTTCTCCTTCGCCGATCCATTCCCAAGTGGGTGAGCCGGTGAAGTCGCAGACCTCATGAAGCTTCCATTTCTGGTCGTTGTACT